TTAAGGGTATCATGCGCGGTAAATTTGAGCCGTTCAAATTATCTCCTGAAGCGTCTAAGAAGTTGCGCAAAGTAGGTCGTCTTGATCAACTTCCTAGGGCAGAGATTCAAAGAGTACGAGAAAGCATGAGAGATTTGCCGTTAGATCCTAAAGTAGAAGACACAAGAACGCGGACTCCAGTGCCTACTCAAATAGCGCCTACTCCCAATCGGTTTTTAAACTTACCGTCCCCGTCTACTAATAGATTTTTAAACATACAACAAGACAGCAGTCTACAAGTACCACAGATCCAACCAACCCAGGCTCGTGCACCTGGGCCAGTAGATCCTGCATTACTAGGTGATAACCCGGTAACCGCTGCGCTTAATGCACAGATTGCGAACCGTCGTGGTTAATATTTGGATCTTCTTCGACAGATAGTTGTACTCCAACACCACCGAATAACTTAATCATCTCATCACAAAGATGCTCGGCATCCTCTAGGATCTCATCATCACCCGTTTCGGCGGCAAGATGCAATGTCATGCCCACAAGTTCCATAAGATGTTTGACCTGCACAGGATGCATTTCTCTTAGACCGACTGTTTTAATCTTTTCTGGTTTCATTCGATTTCTCCCCAATTATTTTTGAGTTCATCGTCTACTTTAGAGGGGACTCTCAAGACATCCGACAACCCGTTTTCCATTATGTGCTTGATGTTGTGCGCTTGATCGTCGCCCTCTACTGAGAAGCATAACTCATCATGCACCGTTAGCATAGGCAAAAGTCCTTCTTTGTAGCAATCTGCCATAGCTTTTTTAGTTTGATCCGCAGCTGAACCTTGGATCAATTTGTTTAACGCCTTGTAAGTAAAGGCTCTTCTTAGAGGTTGACCATATGTTTTCATGGCCTCCTCGTATGGTAATGGTTTCTTATACCCGAAGGTTCGAGGCTCCCAAAGATGGAAGCGACACCGCCTACCCAACAGGGTTCTAATATGTCCGAACTTATCTGCCTGTCTACTCGCAATGTCCGCAAGGTTCTTAACAAACGGAACCTTCTCTCTGTGTGTATCCAGTAAATCCCCTGCTTCTTCTGGTGATATATCTAGCTGCGCTGCCAGTTTACCTTTGCCCATGCCATACATGATTCCCAGGTTTACAACCTTGGCTTCCTTACGCTTGATCCCTGCAATGTCTGCCACCATCTGGTGTAGATCCACATCACCTGTGTTGTATTCGTCAACAATCTTATCGACAATCGGGTGCTTGTACTCACCCTTCAGGCTTGCCGCAAAGTGCACCAGTAACCTCGGCTCTTGGCTTGAGTAATCAAACGACCCCCACTTGCACCCTTGCTCTGGTATAAACAGACCACGGATTAGTTTCTTGATCTCGGGATCTCGTGCCGGAATCTGCTGAAGGTTTGGGTTTGAACTAGAGAACCTACCCGTCACGGTGCCTCCGTCATCGGATCGTAGTTGATGGAACTCGCAGTTGATCCTACCGTTGTGCGAGTGCTTGATGATTGTATCTATGAACGTGCTATCTGCCTTGTCAAATTCACGTAGCTTGACGATCATTTGTGCAATTGGGTGGGCATGTGCATTGAGATACTGTTTGGTGAATGACGGTGCCCCTGCTTCAGTCTCAGGGTACTTCAGTCCTAGCTCCTCGAACACCGCAGCTACAGATGCAGCCGCCCATGGTTCTATCTTGATCTTTGTCTGTCGGTGGATCTCTTCCCTCAGTTCTTTGCCCTTGGCTTTGAGTACTGTCTTGGCTTGATCTGCCTTGTCCAAGTCCACACGCACACCTAGCTGACGCATGTCACACATCATAGGTATCAGGCTAGTCTCCAAATCCCAGATGTTCCATAGGTCTTGCTTCTCCAGTTCTATCTTCAGTCGCTCCCACAAACGCAGGGTCATGCCTGCATCCTGTTCAGCGTACCGTCCAACAAACTCAGGTGGTAGCTTGTACATCTCAGCCTTGGGATCAAAGCCCCACTCTGCTGCTGCAACACGTAGGAGTTTCTCATCCTTGCGTTCATCAAGATAGTCTCTGCCAAGGTTATTCAGGCTGTATGACCAACGGTTCTCGTCCACCACCGCACCAGTAATCATGGTATCGATGATCCGACCCTCTACCTTTATGCCCTCGGCACGTAACCAACCCAGATCATACGTGGCGTTGTGCATGATCTTGTCTATGTCTGGTGTTGCCATTTGTTTCTGTAGCCATCGGAGTGCAATCTTTGCATCCATGTTGTGACCATTCTCATGTCGGATAGGAAAGTATCCTTCCCAATCTCCTGCTGCTACGGCTATGCCTACGATGTACCCGTCCTTACGCACCCATCCAGGGCCAAGCTTAATTAGATTCGGGTCACATGTCTCAAGGTCAACGGCTATCTGTTTGTAGCCTGTCAGGTCTGGAAACTCTGATGGTATATTCCATGTTAGTTCCTTACCTTGGTTCATCTGCTTGGCAATGATGTAGTCTTTCTCAAACATCTCAGTCTGTTTCATTGTCAAACTCCGCACCCAGTGCACTGTATCCACACTTGTCGATCCACGAATCCTTGTGGTCTATCGTTTCTAACAAGCGACAGGTCTTCACCCAGTCCATCATCAGAGCTACGTGCTTGGCTGTAATCTTACCGTGGGTGTTCAGTGCATCAGTGACTATGACATTCCATCCCGTTGCTATCCTGTCGAAGTTATCCTTGGCATCACCGTAGTCCTTGGCTCTGTTACCATTGATCAACTGCTTCGCCGTATCCAAGTAATCGTTACGTTTCATATTTCATACCTATATTTTTTATCTGACTCAATTAGGTAGAGGTTTTGTTTTGTTCTTGTAACGGCAACATAAAATATTCTGTGCTCGTCCTCGGGATGTTTACCCTCTACGCAGTTCTTGGTGGATCCCAAATACACCGCTACGTTATCGTCTTCCCCTCCTTTCATGGCGTGGATCGTTGATAACTTGATCCTCGGTTGCTTGTATATACTCTCTCCTCTACGCTCGATGGCGCGGATGTATATCTGTTCCTCCTCTGACAGACGCACCACGTCCATCGGGTGTGTGTTCTTCGGGGATAAGAGTCCATAGTCGGACGCTAGATCCTCCCATGTCAAGGGCTGCTCTGGATCAGCAGCGTCTAGTAACTTAGCTGACCCTCTCTTGACTACAGGATTGTCTCCTATCTTCGGCACAGTTTTATAGAACTCTTTGATCCGTCCAAGGTACAATGCCCTTCCACCTATCAGGTCTGCCCATGTAGCCATGGCATCCAACTTCTTTTGTGAGACAGACGCATGACCCTTACGGCTGTAGAAATATCCTGCATCACTCAATGACTCAGCTATCTCTTTCACAAAGCTGTTGGTTCGAGCCATGATTGTCCATGACCCTTTGTCCAATGGTAGATTCCAAAGGCTACCCACAACCTTGACCATACCCTCGTCATCTTTCGGGAAGAACTCTTTCTCCAGTCTCCCTGGTATGTGGTCAGAGATACGCATGGCAAGCCTCCAGACGCTCTGTGGTAAGCGATAGGACTGGTTGAGTACTTCGACATGGTCAGAGGATTCAATGAACCTCTGAACGTCTACAGAAGTCCAACGGTGGATTGCCTGATCGTCATCTCCTGCAATCAGAACTTCATCCGCAGTCAGTGCCATCTTCTCTACCATCGTCCACTGCAACGGTGTCAGGTCTTGGGCTTCATCCACAATCAACAGATCAAGGTTGGGTGTTTCACAAATCTCTATGTACTTGGAGATCATGTCAGTGAAATCTATTTTGTTTGTCTTGAGTTTATATTCAATTAATTGATTATGAATCTGAACCAACTTAGAGTAATCCAAAGTGTAGTCTTCTTCGTAGTTATACTCAAAGTCCAAGGACTCTTCCCGATAGATTGACCGCATGATAATCTGTAGATACTTGGCTCCCGATCCTCCTATCGGTGGTATCGTAACACCATCGTCAATGGAGGTGGCATCCGCTCCATCAAACGCCACCCCCAACATGCGACCAAGAGCTTTATAATCCTCTCGGTCCATGACATCAGTACTCTTCAAGCCCAGTCCGTGATAACCAGTGGCATGGAGAGTTCTGAAATGCGGAAAGTCATTCTTAGTCAGGTTGAACTTAGCACATGCTCGATCAACAAACTCCCCGATAGCTTTGGTAGTAAACGATACCACACCTATACGGGATGGGTGTACCCCTTCTTGCAGTTTCTCCTGCACTCTTTCAATTAACGTGTAAGTCTTACCACAACCGGGTGGCCCAAGTATCAGGGTTGCATTAGGTATCACGACGCTTCTCCAACCACTGCTTGATCTCTTCCCGATCCCACCGACTCGCTGCACGTTGAGCGTCAGCGTTGCCAAGCTTGTAGGGTTTAGGAAAGTCCCCGTCGTTTACCCACTTGTATATGGCAGACTCGGATACACCGAGCCAGTCTGCTACATCTTTAGCTTTCATAAAACTAGAACGGTATGTCATTATCTATCTCCTGTACTGGCAGATCCATTTCATTGTTTTCAAATGATGGCACCCACCAAACTCTCACCGTGGTTCTTGATCCATCTTCCTTGTTAATATTTTTGTGACCATGACATTCATGGTTGTCATTAAATCTCTTCAGTTGTTCCTGCACCTGTGCCCTGGTGTACGCTGTAAACCTTCTGTTAAATAGAAACTCCATCAGCCCTGCTATTGTAAAGGATGTATACCCTTGGTTATCTGTCCATGGTTTACCTTGCAGCATCTCCTCTGGATGCATAGCACGGATCCTACTGGTACAGAACTGGCGCAACAAAGCTTTGAACTCTCCGAACACGGTTAGTTCCTCCGGCACCTCGGACTTAACTCCCTCTGAGTACAGCTTCTGTAGTAGCTGTTGCCACTTAGCAGGGCGGATAGTCGGAGGCACAAGTTGCTCTTGCTCCATACATGCACGTTGAAACAAGCTTTGGTTCTGTAGCTGCTCCGTGTTTAACTGGATACGTTTTCCTGCCACCGTTAGAAAATACAGGCGCGGTTCTGATAGGATGATCTGCAAGCTTCCGATCTCAAGAGACTCGGCCCCTGCATCTCCAATGCCATACTTTGTAGACAGGCACAGTTCCTTGTCACAGAAACTTTTGAACGGCTCCTGTTCGCAGGTATAGAAGTATTCTTTTTTCTCCAGGCTTTTCTGTAATGCCAGAACTTCTTGGCATCGAGCGGTGGAGAACACAGAGTCTGGTTAAATGTTTCCATCTCTGCTTTCCAGTTGTCACTGTGCTTCATCCGACAGTACACACCGATCATAAACAGTTTCTTGTTGCGTTCTTCTCCAGTCGCGCCGTCAGAGAACAGATGTTGCAAGCAAGGAGGTCCGTCTTTGAAATACTTTCGAGGCTTCTTAGTTCGACCTTTCTCAAGTGCAGCTACTGAGGTTCGCCTGATTTCTATGGCATCCAAGAACTCTTTCAGTTCCATGGCCTCAACCTTATCATTAAAGCAATACCTCTGTGGTATCTCAGCATTATAATAAGGGAGGTTAATAAAGTTCCCGACATCTCCACGTTCAGACAGGATCTTATCTTGCTTCGGGAATATCTCNCANCCACTGTGCCCCAAGGCTACAGCCATCTCTAGTAAATACTCTCGGACAACTTTGGCTTGCTCGTATTCTTCCAAGAATAAATACAGATGTGCTCCACCTGACTTNGATCTGCAATGCAGCAGCGGTAGCTTCTGTCTTTGTATTCTCGCTTGGAGTTCGTTGTGGTCTAGATCATATATGTCTATGTCCAACGCACCCCACTTGCACTTGTTATCTTCGTTGATCGGGATTGCCCCGACACCCTGCTCACCTTGGATGTGTCCTTGCATAAGTTCTAATGTGAGCGGCTCCCGTACAATACGACTCTCAGCATCAGCCTTGCCATTGCGACCAATGCGTCCAACTGTAGTGGTGCCATGCGCAACCTTCGATCCTTCAAAGGCTGACAGCATTCTTTTATGAAGTGACATGCTCGACTCCTGTTGAGATTAAATGGGGACAGAATAGAAGTACTGCCCCCAAGACTGTAAGCTAGAAGGGGATTTCGTTGTCCTCATCTACAGAACCGTCATGAGCATCTGGTTCTTTAACAGCCTTAACCTCACCCGCCATGATCGACTCACGGAAAGCTTTAGCTTCCTGTAACAGATCACGAGAGTTAACCAGGTTGACCTTGGATACTTGGTAGTTGCCCCACGTACCTTGGTCATTGGTTTCTTCAGTCGTGGATAGTTTCCACATGGTGGCATACACCGCAGGAGTAACCATTGCTCCTGTCTTTGGGTGCTTAACCTTTTGCATGGCAATCTGTGTCTTCCAACGACGGCTCACCTTCAACTGGCTTGACTTCATGTCGATCACCGTTGGTTGAAATGAACCATCACCGTCAACAACAAGACAGTAATGCTGATCCGACTTAACAAGTTCGTGACCATTGGGTAGGATCTCTTTTGATCCTTCTCGTGTGGTCTTAGTCAAGACTGGATCGTTTGCAGGTATCTCACCTTGGAACCCACCGCCTTGTTCACGCGGAACAAACTCAAGGTACTTGGTAGTCTGGTAACAAGGAATCACTGTGACCCCTTCTTCACCTTCCCAATACTGATTGGTCACTGTATTAAACAGATCCCCTTGAGATGCACCGTCAATAAACTCTGGCTTCTTCTTGCTGAGTTGTGGTGACATTGCTTGTAAGATCCGAACAAACGGTATCTGCATCTCGGAACTGTCAAAGGATGCACCTTCTCCTGCTGTTTCAAAGATGTCTTCCATTACATCGGTGCTTACTTCCACACCTTTAACTGCTGCTACTGCATTAGCCATTACGCTTTCCTCCGTATTTCTGCTGCGTTGTTGATGTATGCCCCGAACATATCGAGGTCTATTGGTCTACCATCCGTGACACGTTCTTTCACAAACGCTTTCAATGTGGATGGATGTACATGGGTCTTAGTCCTTGGATCAAAGCCCTTCTCATGCAGGATACCTACAACGTCCCCTGCTAGATTGTCTTCGCCCTTGCCAAACGAACAGGTCACATCGTTCTTTATGATGTCATCCAATCCATTCTCACGCAGCCATGCGAATGCTTCTTCCTTGCGATCCGATGGTATCGATGCATGTACAATCATCTTACGTGAAACAGTCAACCCGTCCACGTCTACCCGATCCATACCCATCTCATCCATAAGTGCAGGAATGTTTTCAGTTGAAAGCTTGTGCTTCTCTAGCTTGACGGCTTTCAAATGCTGTTCCGCGTCCTCGATTTGGTTCTCGATGTCACGCAGCTTGCGAACAAGATCACTCAATTGTTTTCCTGTTCCAGTATCGACTTGAGAGAGTGCATCTCCTTCGTCAAAGTAGTCTTCAAATATTTCATCCATAAGTTTTCTCCTCTTCAGGACTGGGTTGACAAACCATTTTGCCATCCGTAAGGTGGACTCTACTGGAGATATGTGATGACTGTCAAGTACAATTTTAAATTAAAACCATTTGACCATCAGCTTGATGCGTTACGCAATGGTGTGCACCGTAAAGAGTACGGTTACTTCATGGAGATGGGAACTGGCAAGTCCAAAGTTCTGATCGACAACCTGGGTATGTTGTTCCTCGACGGGCAGATAAACTTTGCTTTAGTCCTCGCACCAAAGGGTGTGTATCGTAACTGGGTAGCCAAAGAAATCCCAGAGCATATGTCTGATGACATACCGCATAGAGTAATCCGGTGGGTCGCATCTGCCAACAAGAAACAGACAGAAGAAATGCGATCAGTCAAAGATAACTTCGCAGGGCTGACCATCTTTGTCATGAACGTGGAGTCTTTCTCCACAAAGAAAGGTCAGACAGCAGGCGAGTGGATGGCTCGTACATTCGGTAACTATGGATTGATTGCCATAGACGAATCAACGACGATCAAAAACCATAAGGCTAAACGAACCAAGGCACTCCTCAAGATTGCCTCACAGTTTAAGTA